ATGAAAAAAATGTTGTTTTCTGCCGCTCTGGCAATGCTTATTACAGGATGTGCTCAACAGACGTTTACTGTTGGAAACAAACCGACAGCAGTAACACCAAAGGAAACCATCACCCATCACTTCTTCGTTTCGGGAATTGGACAGGAGAAAACTGTTGATGCAGCCAAAATTTGTGGCGGCGCAGAAAATGTTGTTAAAACAGAAACCCAGCAAACATTCGTAAATGGATTGCTCGGTTTTATTACTTTAGGCATTTATACTCCGCTGGAAGCGCGTGTGTATTGCTCACAATAATTGCATGAGTTGCCCATCGATATGGGCAGCTCTATCTGCACTGCTCATTAATATACTTCTGGGTTCCTTCCAGTTGTTTTTGCATAGTGATCAGCCTCTCTCTGAGGGTGAAATAATCCCGTTCAGCGGTGTCTGCCAGTCGGGGGGAGGCTGCATTATCCACGCCGGAGGCGGTGGTGGCTTCACGCACTGACTGACAGACTGCTTTGATGTGCAACCGACGACGACCAGCGGCAACATCATCACGCAGAGCATCATTTTCAGCTTTCGCATTAGCTAACTCCTTCGTGTATTTTTCATCCAGTGCAGCAACATCACGCTGGCGCATCTGCATGTCAGTAATTGCCGCGTTCGCCAGCTTCAGTTCTCTGGCATTTTTGTCGCGCTGGGCTTTGTAGGTAATGGCGTTATCACGGTAATGATTAACAGCCCATGACAGGCAGACGATGATGCAGATAACCAGAGCGGAGATAATCGCGGTTACTCTGTTCATTGCTGACCCCACAAACAGATTTCACGCTCAATCTCACGACGAGTCATGAGACCTTTCCATTGCTTACCGCCAGCATATGTCCAGCGACGTAGCTGATCACATGCGCCTTTGATATCGCCCTGGTTTATTTTGCGAAGAAGCGTCGATGTTCTGAAATTGCCAGCGCCCACGTTGTAAACGAACGAGTAAAGAGCGCCGCGCGTTGTTTCCGGTATATCAACTTTTATGTACGGGTTAATTTGTCTGGCGACCGTGGCAAGGTCTTTATTCAGGAGGGCTTTGCATTCTGCTTTGGTATACGTTTTACCGAGCATGATGTCTTTTCCTGTATGCCCGTGACATACAGTCCATACACCAACAATATCTTTGTATGGTATGTAGCTGACACCTTCCAGACCATCGTTACCACTTGGGCCAGTGATTAACACTGATGCTATAGCAATTGCTCCGCCACCAATAGCAGCAGCAACGGCTTTTCGTAATGATGGAGGCATTATTCACCTCTCGCAGCCTTGCGCTTATCTTCTTTAATCTTGAAATAAAGGTTTGTCAGGTACGTCAGCAGGCCAAATACCAGGCTACCCAGCACACCTATTGCTGCCCACTGTGAGGGCGTGACTTTATCGAGCAGCTGTAAAAACCAGTAACCGGCACTACCTGCTGAGGTGCCATAGGCGACACCCGTTGTTAACTTATCCATGGATTTCATAACCCCACCTCGCAGACAAAGCGGGTGTAAATTGAGGGAATACAACGTATCGCAAAAAAGCAGAAACGTAACAGACTCGGAGTCAGTGAATAACTCAGGTATTGAGTTATCAGCTAATATCGAGACTCAAAAAATGGAAAAACCAGCTCGACGGCGGGTTTAAGCTGTGTGACGAAGTAACCACTCTTAACAGCATAACCAATTTTTTACGTACGTAAACCACTGAATGATATTTATGAGAATGCTACCGAGTGTTCAAAACACCACCACAAATATATAAGAAAACCTCAACAAATAACCAATAAATAATTTCCGGCGTTATTTTTAGTTGATTTAAATTAAACCACCGAATTATAGAACCCCCATAAATAACAGCCATTAATATAAATTAGCTAATAGGTTTATTTTTGTTCAAATAAGAGCCATAAATAGGTTTCGATAGAAAAAGTTCAGATAAAAATAGAGATCTACTTCACAAATTAAATGAGAAACTAAAACTTACATCTTGAAATAATCACATTGATTAGATGAATATTTATCGCGCAGTGACATCATTTTTTAATAATAGTTCAAAAAAAAGGGCTCACGATGAAAAAATTAACAGTGGCAATTTCTGCTGTAGCTGCATCAGTACTGATGGCGATGTCTGCTCAGGCAGCTGAAATTTATAATAAAGACAGTAACAAGCTGGATCTGTACGGGAAAGTTAATGCCAAGCACTACTTTTCCTCTAACGATGCAGATGATGGTGATACTACTTATGCCCGTCTTGGCTTCAAAGGTGAAACCCAAATCAACGATCAACTGACTGGTTTCGGTCAGTGGGAATATGAATTCAAAGGCAACCGCGCTGAATCTCAAGGTTCCTCCAAAGACAAAACCCGTCTTGCATTTGCAGGCCTGAAATTCGGTGACTACGGCTCAATCGATTACGGCCGTAACTACGGTGTAGCATACGACATCGGTGCGTGGACTGACGTTCTGCCAGAATTCGGTGGCGATACCTGGACCCAAACAGATGTGTTCATGACTGGTCGCACCACTGGTGTTGCAACCTATCGTAACAACGACTTCTTTGGTCTGGTCGATGGCCTGAACTTTGCTGCTCAGTATCAGGGTAAAAATGACCGCACTGACGTAACTGAAGCCAATGGTGATGGTTTCGGTTTCTCCACTACTTATGAGTATGAAGGATTCGGCGTGGGTGCAACCTATGCTAAATCAGATCGCACTGACGGTCAGGTCGCCTATGGTAAGAGCAAATTCAATGCCTCCGGCAAAAATGCGGAAGTATGGGCTGCAGGCCTGAAATATGATGCGAACAATATCTATCTGGCTACCACATATTCTGAAACTCAGAATATGACCGTTTTTGGTAATAACCATATTGCAAACAAAGCACAAAACTTTGAAGCAGTAGCACAATATCAGTTTGACTTCGGTCTGCGACCATCTGTTGCTTACCTTCAGTCAAAAGGTAAAGACCTTGGTGTTCATGGTGACCGAGACTTAGTCAAGTATGTCGATGTCGGTGCTACTTACTACTTTAATAAAAACATGTCCACTTTTGTTGATTACAAAATCAACTTAATTGACGATAGTAAGTTTACCAAAACAGCTGGTATTGATACCGACGACATCGTCGCTGTAGGTCTGGTGTATCAGTTCTAATCTGATTACGAAAAAGATATGTTGCGGGAGGCTTTGCCTCCCCAACATATAAGTGGCTCCCTCAAGCCACTTCCTTTAGAAGCACAACCTTGCTTCTAACTATATAAACCTTCTGTTATATATTACCCTTTATTTTTGGGGGCGTCTCAACGCCCCATTTTTAATAATTTTTAGTAAACAATTGGCATATTAATTAGAGTTATTAACAACGATATCCATCTCTAACCGGATATCTAATGCCATTAACATCCCTTCAATTATGCCCTCAGCCTTCTGTAACCTTTTCCCGATATAACCATCAGAGCAGCAATGCTTACCTGCCAGTGACATGAATGTCATACCGACTACATAATAATCTACTAATAAATCGTGCAAATCGCTGTTGTTCTTTTTCAGACGGGCCATGCACCCGCAAATGATCATCGCGTCATCGTCACAACATTGCGGGCGAGATTTTACTTTTGAAGGAATTAATCCCTTAAAACCGGCGGCAATGGACGACCAGGTCACATCTTCATGATTATTAGCCGCCCACGCTCCCCAACGCTCAAGAACCATCTGAATATCACGCATCAACTTACTCCACAAAAATCAGACCAGAACGCCAATTACAAGCAAAAATCAATAAAACAGTATTAGTTGATTGTTATCTCTGACTTCATACTCCTGCTCCTGTCAGGGTTTTGGCGTAATTCCTCAGTATTCGGTAATCGGTCAAAACAGAACCGGGGAAACGATATAAGCGCAGGCGCATCCAGCGGTGGCGAAGACGTTCTGCCATATAAGACTCAAACATCATTCATCTCCCAGTTCAGTGATGGTCAGTTCCAGCTTCCCACCTTTGGTAACAGGCATCTTCACAACGCGGTAATCAACGACCAGCTCATCATCCAGCCAGAAACCTGCTTTAGTGAGTGCGTCAAAAGCGGCTTTTTGCAGATTATCCAGGTCACGGCGACGGCGATCCGGCATGTGGCACTCAATGCGGATTTTCACAGGCATAGCCAGGCCGATATCCAGCATTGCGTTTTTAATGATTCGGGCGACGTTATCGCGGTATGCCTGCCCCTCTGCGCTGACGTGCGTGCGCCCGCGATTATGGCGGTAATAGCGATTATTGCTCGGAGGCCAGGGTAATGTGATGCTGTAGGTATTCACGCCTTAATAACCCCCTCTTTCAGCCAGATAACCTGTGTTCTCGCCATACCTTCCAGCGCGCATTCTTTTGCATATGCAGCATCGACAAAATGTGTGCGGCGGTCGATTTCGTCGTGGCAGGCAGAACATGCAATGGTGGCAATCAGGTCTGGCGGTTTGGTACCGGTGCCGCACAATCCAGTCAGCCGGATATGTGCCAGTACAGACGTTTCAGGGTTGCCATTACATACGCCAGGGATTCTTACCTGGCATTCCCGACCACGCGCTGCTTTTCTCAAATCAGCCATGATTCCTCCTTGCTGCCAGTCGCAACCATTTTTTATCAACCAGGCTGGCGGTATATCCGAGCAGTGTTGGTATTTCGGATGGTTTCAGCTCAGGCTTACGCTTACGACGATTTGGTACTCTGTAGATGTGTCCGTTCATGACACGAATAAGCGGTGTAGCCATTACGCCTCCTGCTTGTCGCGCAGCAGCTGGAACTCGCAGCTCTGCGGAATAGTCAGGTGGCAGCCAATATTCATCGCCCAGGCTTCAACCTTACACAGGAAGACATACATCTCTCCGGTATCAAGATTGGAGGTATGACGTAATGACTGAATGGTGGTGATTTCACCGGTTACGACATCAACCAGTTCTTTGGTTTCATAACCGAGATAAGTGTGTTTGAGAGCATCTTTTACCCAAGCTGGAGTGGCGAACGTTTTACCCCTGCTGATGAGGTATTCACTGATTTCGCTGTACCACATGTGGCTGAGTGCATTCTGGGAAAGACTGCGTCTCTCGCGCCACGGTTTAAGCACCATGCGAAAGCATTTGCCGTCCTCCAGATAAGGCTGGATCTGCCGACCGATAGCGGTGAAGTTACCGCGATGCAATTTGATACCATCTTGTGGGAGGTTCACGCTTCACCTCCGCAGAGATCAAACGCTGGATGCAAAATATCGCAGGTGCATTTCTGCATCTGTGAATGGAGAAGAGAGGTTGGATTGTATGTGCGCATAAACGTCCCCGTTTAGCGCAGAAGTCACCGGAGGAGTTCAAACTCCGGTGACTTAATTATGGCAAGTTGATTGTTGAAAATCAATTTAGTGGATTTAGGCGCAATACAAAGGATCATTAGCAGCTCTAATACCGCCCTGAATCGCAAGCCCTGTATGGCAATTTGACATTGAGCATGATTGCCATCTGTGCAAGGGACCTCCATTAATCGAAACTTCCAGCAGATCTTTATCTCCTTTCATCCTGACCCCTTCATACAACATATCAAGACGCTCAACAATCAATCCTGTTGGAGGTTCCATTTTTAGAACGAGGGCAAACTCTCCTGGCCCACGTCGTATTGTTATACGCGGGCCGGTACACTCCACATCCCAATTGTCTGATTTAGCTTTCCATTCATTTTCATCTATCAGTAAAGTCTCCTTACCAATAGAATTACAGAAAATTCCTGATAAAAGCATCGGTCCATGTGGTATGGGTGAAGGTTTCACAGAAAGAATGGGTTGTTCGTTGACTACAATCAAATTTTGACAGTTATGAAACGTCACTCCTGCAAATTTTACTGTTATAGGCTCATTATGAAAATCAAACATTTCATTTGCAAAACCAGCCTGTAAGCACTTGGGATTTCTGTCAGCTATTTCCACTGTCTGTGCTGAAAGTCTACCACGAGCTCTTTTTTGATTGCATTGGGAGCAAAGAAGTGTCATTCCATTCGGATCATGTATTTTGGCATCAACGAAGTCAGGTTTAAAATGCTCATAATCATAAAATCCAAATCCACAAATTACACAGCCAAAGCCGCACCTTTGCCTTATCTGACGTTTTATTGTCTCAGGTATTCTTCTTGAGAGCCCGTGTTTATTAATATTGTCCATATGGTTAGTACGCTATAAGTTTGTTTCTATAATTTTACCACAATAGATAAGTTTGTATCAGAAATCGCTATATGGAGTGAGCGGAATATTTATATTATTCATGCAATTGCTCTCCCGTACGCAGCCCGCACTTCCGTCATCGCAGAATGACGGAAGCCTTACTAACTAGCGCCTTTATTGAAACAGATTCTGAGGTAAATGCGGCAATACTTGACTCCACTTATCATCCTGCCACGGCTGAAGTTTTACATGTGCCGTTTCTCGGGCGAGGATTGCTCGCGCTCTGTTGAGTCTCTGGGGATATTCTTGCTCGATGGAAGTGAAGTGACCAGCCTCACCATGCTCCGCATCCTGAAGAAGATGAGTAACGTTCTGGTAGGCAATTAACATCACATTCCCTGCTCGCCATAACCAGGCGAGTGTGCAAAGTTCGTTATCAGTGAATTGTTTTGTGATTGGGAATTGTTGAACTGCTAGAACGGGAACGCCAGCATCCATTGGCAGTCCCTATAGTAAAACCATAGCTCAGGACGCTTCGTTCAGGATAGATACTTTTATTGTACTTACCTAACTTTCTTACTATAGCACGGTTGGAAAAGTGATTATTACTCAAAAATAAACCTCACCATCAACCATATATTTGAGAGTACTTATCGCCTGCTGGGCGGATATTGTTTTCATTAAAGGATAGTGTTTAAAAACAATGCCATTCATAAAATAGATATCACAGGTTTTATTATCTGTATTGATTATGATTTTTTCGAATGTTTTATAGGCAAGTGTACGACATAGCTCTCGCCCATTTTTACTGGTTAAGTCAATAGCATGAAAATCACCAAGTGAACTCACCGCTTTACTCTTCAAAGTTTTTAATGATACCGAAGCCCTTCGTAATTCTTTATCTAATACTCTGATTTTTTCTGCTATAGCGGTAACTTCAGGCGCAACAGATAATGCAGCAATTAAATTATTAATTTTCATCTGGAGCTCAATAATTTTCAACTCTAAAGTTTCATTAGCATCTTTCTTGTTTTCAACTGGTTGGATTTTACTACAATTAAAAAGCAACTCATTAATGATATTATAATCAACCAAATCTCTCTTTATTGATGGCCTGTCACATCGATGCAGTCTTCTCATCGGACAAACATAATAGCCATGCAAACTTCCAGATACCGCATGAACAATCATGGTATTACCACAAGCCTCGCACTTCATAACTGTTCGAAGTAGATTTATCAACATAGGATTTTTGCTACTATTGCTAATACCAAAAGGTGCCAACCGAATTTCCTGCACAGCGTAAAACAAATCATCTGATATGACTCTGGGATAATAGCCAGCGATTTCACTTATTCCTTTACCTCTTGCACGATATGAAGGTACGCATATACCTATCAGAGCTTTATTCGCTAATAATTTTTCAATTACAGAAGGCCCCCATGCACTTTCTTTGCCTGAGAAATTTTTTACAGCATGATCATTTAAATACTTGGCTATTGCATTCAATGATCGCCTTTCCATCCTGAGTTTAAAAATTAGCTCAATCGTTTTCACCCTGTCGGGGTCTGGAATAAAAGCTGTTCTTTTGTCATCCAATGAGAGCCATCTCGGACAAGACGCCGTCATAATCGTGCCTGACTCCAGTGCATCCTGCCGTTTTTTCTTCCATGATAATTTAACCCGACTTGACTTTATCTCGCTTTCTTCATTTGCCCTTTGTGCTATAAGTATGGCTTTTATTAATGAATATGGATCATTCAAAGAGTCAATATTATAGACTGTATTATCGCAAAGAGTTATAACATCAATACCGTGATTCAAAATCAATTTCAGACGCTCAATCGCTTCACCGACTTTTTCTCTTGAAAGTCTGTCCAAACTTTCAACTAACAATGTAGTTCCTGGCAATATATAACCATGCTCTATAGCATCTAAAAATTCCGAAAAAGCTCCTGATTGTGCATGCTTTCCTTTGAATGCACTTAATCCTAAATCTTCATATGTTATGGTATCAAGATAATAATCACTATTTACCTTTAACCATTCAGCAATAAGTCTTCTCTGTCGGTTCAATGAGTCGCCAGACATCTGACCTGGTGATGAAAATCGCATATATGCTATGGCTTTTTTCATGGTGACACCTGCTAACGTATGCTTTTATAAACCTTAGTGGTGGGATATAACTTTTGTTTAATTTTTATTTAAAAAGACAATTAAGGTCACATTATCTTGAATATACAACAATAATCGTATTGCAATTTTCTCACGCCATAATCTTGAAAGCACAAAAGAATACATAAAAAATAAAGACATTAACAAAAAGCATAAAACGAGGCTCATATAAATATAAGAGCCTCCATATTTTAGTCGTTTAAAAACAAATTATTTTTAATGTGGTGTGCTTCGTGACAATAAATTAATAACCAACACACCGGCACAAATCAACATCATGCCTATAATGGCTGGCAGGTCCAGCCGTTGGCCGAAAAATCCCCATGACAGTAAGCTAATCAGGACAATACCGACTCCTGACCAGATAGCATAAGCAATCCCTGTAGGAATATAAGCCAGCGTCTGAGCTAATAACCAGAATGATGCACAATAACAAATAATTGTACCAACAGATGGCCATAACCGTGTAAAACCTTCTGAAAACTTCATTAAGGTTGTACCAATGACCTCTGCAAGTATTGCACCACCAAGATAAATATAAGGGTTCATAGCATATTCTTTCCTGTTCAAACTGGAGAGAATTGTACTACAGTTTGAAATCAACTCACCTGTTTCATCATTGTGTACCCATTGATGTTCTTTTATATACCCTCAATACGCGTTTCATCGCGGCACTCTGGCGACACTCCTTAAAAATCAGATTCGTGCTCACCTTTCCTTCCCGTTCTTCTCTGGTAGCGAACCGGTAATACACCGTTCGCCAGACCTTACCATCAACGACCAGGATTCCTGCCCGCGCCATTTTAGCCGCAGCCTGATTTATGCTGGTTACGGTTGCGCCTGTTACCGCGGCAACGTCCTGTGCACAGAAGCTCTTATGCGTCCCCAGGTAATGAATAATTGCCTCTTTGCCCGTCATACACTTGCTCCTTTCAGTCCGAACTTAGCTTTAATTTCTGCGATCTTCGCCAGAGCCTGTGCACGATTTAGAGGTCTACCGCCCATAACAGGAAGTTGTTTTACTGGTTCAGGTATCGTCTCACCACGGTTAATTCGCGCTGTCATACAGGTCAGTTCATCGGCAGCCTTGCGCCGTAATTCCGCGTCAGTCAGCGCATTGGCCCGCATGTTCTGGTACAAGTTGGTAACCAACCAGTAATGCGCGTTCGATTTCCACGGATAAGACTCTGCATCCGGATACAGGCCACGCTTCCGGCAATACTCGTAAACCATATCAACCAGCTCGCTGACGTTTGGCAGCCCGGCGTTAACAGATGCTTCTTCCCGGCACCAGGCGACAAACTGCCCGGGTGATGGCAGGAATGGTCGATTCTGCCGACGGGCTACGCGCATTCCAGCGTTAACCTGTTCCATTGTGGTGATCCCGTTTTCCCGGAAAGCCAGAACCCACTGGCGGCGGATTTCGTTCAGTTCATTCTGGTCACGGTTAGCCAGGCTCGCCGGGAAAGTTGCCAGTAACTGGCTGAACACACCGTTGATGATCTGCGCTACCTGCTGTACCTGTGGCTTTTCGTCGTACTGTTCCGGCATGTTGTTGGCGATCCGGCGCATCTGCTCACAGTCAAAGTTAACCATCTGTGCGGCGATGTTTTTCATAGCTCCACCCCGTAAATCCAGTCAGTGTTCGTCAGGTCGAGTTTTGGTTTGCCGGCTATCACGCCAGCCTGTTGCTTGTTTCGGTTGATTTCGAGCTGGGTCCACTTGTCGCGGAGTTTGGCCGGACTTAGCACGTTACCGGACCAGAAGTTGTCCTGGCATGCCCAGCGGAACAGCACACACATGTCGCGGTGGTTACGTCCGTCACGTTCACGCATCAGGCGGATATCGTTAGCCCACCCTGCAAAATTCGGTTTTCTGGCTGATGGCGCGATGGTCTTCACCATGTCAAACATCCACTCTGCGGCGGTCAGGTCTTCTGCTGTCCCCCACTTGCTGCCGCTCTGAATTGCAGCATCCGGTTTCACCACAGGAAGATCGTTTTCTGGTTGGTCAGAGGATTCGCCAGAATTCTCGGACGAAAAAGGTTTTATATTGTCTTTTGTTAGTTTGTCTTTTGTGTTTACCTGATTCGGGTAAACGCCTTTACCTGATTTGGGTAAACTTTTTTTACCTGATTCAGGTAAATTTACCTCTTTCAGGTAAACTTTATTTTTCTTACCTGATTCGGGTAATGTTGACCATTCACTGACCACATTATTAATGCCGGTATTCCGCCCGCTCTGAATAAAAATCCCACGCTTTACCAGAACACTTTTTGCAGCAGAACACTTGTGCGGCAATATCCCGGTTAATTCGGAAAGTTGCTCGTTGCTAACCCAATCCAGTTTTTTATTAAAGCCATATGTTTTGCGCATGACAGCCAGAAAGACCAGAAGCTGGTGCTGTGTTAATCCGGCCAACTGAGGTGTAAAAATGTTCAGAATCATTTTGCCTAACACCTGGTACGTCGACCACCACGGCACTCCCTGCAAAATCCTGCGTTCTACCCACAACAAAGTTCACTACATCCGAAAAGGCAGAACATGTATCGCCAGCATGTTCCGCTTTAATCATGACTTTGAACCTGTGAATAAAGCTGATGCAGATCGGATAGCAGAAGAGATCGAAACGGCAGAACACATTAAGAAGTTACGTGACATGCGTTCAAAAAGCAGAGGTAACCATGGAATCATACAGCCTCACACTCGATGAGGCCTGTCAGTTTCTTAAGATATCCAGACCAACCGCCACCAACTGGATACGAACAGGCCGCCTACAGGCAACACGTAAAGATCCAACCAAGCCAAAATCTCCTTACCTCACAACACGGCAAGCCTGCATTGCGGCGCTTCAGTCTCCGCTGCATACTGTCCAGGTGAGCGCGGGTGATGGCATAACAGAGGAAAGAAAATGTCACTCTTCCGCAGAAATGAAATATGGTATGCCTCGTATTCGCTCCCGGGCGGGAAACGAATTAAGGAATCTCTTGGCACAAAGGACAAGCGGCAAGCTCAGGAGTTGCACGACAAGCGAAAAGCAGAACTCTGGCGAGTAGAAAAGCTAGGGGATTTACCTGATGTCACTTTTGAAGAGGCCTGCCTAAGATGGCTTGAGGAAAAAGCTGATAAAAAATCTCTCGATTCAGATAAAAGCCGGATTGAGTTCTGGCTTGAACATTTTGAGGGTATAAGGCTTAAAGATATCTCGGAGGCAAAGATTTACTCTGCTGTAAGCAGAATGCATAACAGAAAGACGAAAGAAATATGGAAACAGAAAGTTCAGGCCGCCATCAGGAAAGGTAAAGAACCGCCTGTTTATGAACCAAAGCCAGTATCAACTCAGACAAAGGCAAAGCATCTTGCCATGATAAAGGCCATTCTCCGTGCTGCAGAACGCGACTGGAAGTGGCTGGAAAAAGCGCCTGTCATCAAGATACCAGCGGTCAGAAACAAGCGAGTCAGATGGCTGGAAAAGGAGGAAGCAAAACGCCTTATTGATGAGTGCCCCGAACCACTGAAATCTGTCGTCAAGTTTGCGCTGGCAACTGGTCTGAGAAAGTCGAACATCATAAATCTGGAATGGCAACAAATCGACATGCAGCGACGAGTTGCCTGGGTGAATCCAGAAGAGAGCAAATCAAACCGCGCCATTGGTGTGGCGCTGAACGATACCGCCTGTAAAGTGTTGCGTGATCAAATAGGCAAGCATCACAAATGGGTGTTTGTACATACCAAGGCGGCTAAGCGAGCAGATGGAACATCAACGCCTGCGGTCAGGAAGATGCGCATCGACAGCAAGACATCATGGCTATCAGCTTGTCGTCGTGCAGGAATTGAAGATTTCCGTTTCCATGACCTCAGACACACCTGGGCAAGCTGGCTGATTCAGTCAGGCGTCCCATTATCAGTGCTTCAGGAAATGGGCGGATGGGAGTCCATAGAAATGGTTCGTAGGTATGCTCACCTTGCGCCTAATCATTTGACAGAGCATGCGAGGAAAATAGACGACATTTTTGGTGATAATGTCCCAAATATGTCCCACTCTGGAATTATGGAGGATATAAAGAAGGCGTAA